CCCGCCGCTACATCGCCGTGCGCGCTGCGCGTCTGTTCCAGACGAGCGTGCTGGGTAGCGACCAGCTCTACGTGTTCACCGAGAAGCACGAGAAGGAGGCATACCTCATCTTCGCGCAGGAGCACGCCGACTTCACCTACGCCCGCGGCCACAACTTCCTCAGTGGCTCGACGGACGTGTCTGATATTTGGGACCGCTGATGCCGCTAATCACGGGGGACTATCCCTCGTTCCTGGGAGGCGAGTCGCAGCAGGACGATACCGTCCGCTCGCCGAACCAGCTCACCAAGGCGATCAACGCCTGGCTTCATGCCGCAATGGGCGCTGGCAAGCGCCCGCCCGCCGAGTTCGTTGCTGGCCTTGGCGTCACCCTCGATCACGACTGTGCCTTCCACTCCATCGTCCGCGATGAGAACGAGCGCTACATCGTCGCCGTGGGTCACCGCAGCATCCGCGTGTTCGACCACGAGACCGGCAAGGAATACACCGTCAACGCCACGGGCGACGCGCTCAACTACCTGGACACCCAGGGACAGCGTGCGTGGTCATGCTTCGCGCTGGCGACGTTCTCCGACACCACCTTCATCGTCAACCGGCTGGTAGACGTGAAGCAGAGCGATGAGCTGTCGCCCGGTTCTCTGTACGGATCGGCGCAAACGATGTCCGACCTGCCGAAGCCTGGTGACAAAGGCTCGGCCGTTGTGCCGACCGGCGCGATCTACAACATCATCGGCTCGTCCGAATCGCAGTTCGACGACTACTACGTCCAGAAGCAGTCCTCCTCGGTCTACCTGGAGGTCGCCCGGCCGGGCATCAAGCACCGCTTCGATGCCAAGACGATGCCGCACATCCTCAAGCGCATCCCCGATCCCGTGCATGCGGACGGCTTTTGGTTCTCCTTCGGTGGACCGGAGTGGACCGCGCGCCTCGCGGGTGACGAGCAAAGCAACCCGTTCCCGTCCATCGACGGCCAGCGCATCCGCGAGGTGTTCAAGCACCGGGACCGCCTAGGCTTCCTGGCCGGGGAGAACGTGCTGATGTCCGAGGTCTCCGATCCGTTCAACCTCTGGCGCACTTCGGTGACCCAGGTGCTCGACGCCGACCCCATCGACGTGAGCGTCAGCGGGTCGAACGGCGTCACCACGCTCTACCACGCAGTTCCGTTCCAGTCGGCCCTGTTCCTTGCCGCTGCGGGCGGCCAGTTCCTCCTGACCGCCGAGCCGTACCTGGCCGCCAAGAACGTCAAGAGCGATCCGGTCAACAGCTACAGCAGCTCGCCGTACATCCGGCCGAAGCTGATGGGCGAGTCGCTGTACTTCACCGAGGACAGCGGCGCATACGCCAGCGTGCGCGAATACTTTATCGACGACCTGTCGGTGACCGGCGACGCCGCCGACGTGACCGCGCATGTTCCCAAGCTGATGCCTGGCCGCATGCGAGCGATGGCGAGCGCAAGTGGTGCCGACTGCGTGTTCTTCGCTCCTGACGATCCGACCGACGCGCAGCTCTACGTCTACTTCGTTCGCTGGATCGGCGACGAGAAGCAGCAGTCCGCATGGACTCGCTGGTCAATCTCCGGCGTCGGTCGCATCGTCCATATGCACGCCATCAACGACGTGCTGTACGCCGTCGCGGAAGCCCCAGGCGGCGGCTGCGAGCTGCTCAAGTTCCGCATGGTGCTCAACCAGCACGACGCAGACGCCACGGGCGACTACAACTTCCTGCTCGACCGCATGCTGGTGGTGCAGCCCACCTATCAGCAGTTCGGCAACGAGACCTGGATCGACCTGCCCTACATCGTGCCCGATGGCATGACGGTCACCGTCCTCAAGACGGACGACTGGCAAGACCCCGGCGCGTACCTGGACATCACCAAGGCGCGCTGGGACAACGCCCGCACCCGCCTCGCGCTCCCTGGTAACCACACCGAGGGCCGCGTGGTCGTGGGCATGGACTACGAGCACCGCCTCACGCTGACCAAGCCCATCGTTCGCGGCGGGCAGAACCAGGCCGTGCTGGTGGGCCGCACGCAGGTGCGTGACATCGAGGTCGCCTACAAGGACGGCGCGTACTTCGAGCTGGAGGTCGAGCAACACGGCAACGGCCGAGTCGAGACCTACGTTGCGTCGCACTCCGGTGCGTACACCGCGCGCGTCCTCAACGACTCGGTGTTCCGCACCAGCGCCCCGACGTTCCACTCCGGCTCTCGCCGGTTCCCCGTGCTGGGCGACGCCAACAGCGTCCGCATGCACCTCGTCAACCGCCTGCCGTTCCAGTGCTGGTTCCAGTCAGCACAGTGGCGCGGCATGTTCGTCTCCCGCAGCCGAGTATGACCCTGACCTATCGAAGCCCCACCGCCAGCGACATCCTCCATGTCGCCGAGAACATGCGGCAGGAGGACATCCTGGAGGTGGCGGCTTCGCATGGTCACACCCCGCTCCAGGCGCTCGCATTTGCAGTGACCGCGAGCGACCGCAGTTTCGCCGCGATGCACGACGGTTCTCCCGTGTGCATCTTCGGCTTCACCCAGCACGCCGAGGGTATCGCCTCGGTTTGGCTGCTGGGCACCGACGCCCTGGTGGCTCCCTCGTTCCGACGCACGTTCCTCCGAGAAGCACGACGGATCAGCGACGAGTGGGCGGCCACCTTCGGCACCATCTTCAACTTCGTCGATGTCCACGCCGTCACCACGCGGCGATGGCTCGGCTGGCTTGGCTTCCGCGAGAGCGGCGTCGAGTCCGCCTACGGCTTCGCCAAGACACCCTTCGTCCGAGTAACCAAGACCCCATGTGCAACCCCGTAGCAGTCCAGGTCGGTATCGCCGCAGTCAGCGCGATGGCGACCATGTACGGCCAGAATCAGAACAACAAGGCCATCGAGGAAGCCGCGGAGCGTCAGCAGGAGCAGATCAACGACCAGGCCGCCGAGCGCACCCAACAGCGCATGGAGGAGGCCCGCGCACTGCGATCCGCGATGCGCGCCTCCGCAGCAGAAGCGGCAGTGTCCGGCAACTCGGTCGAGCTGCTGGCGAACGACATCATGGCCCAGGCTGGCCGTGACGTGGCCCTCATCGAGAAGAACCGCAGGAACGGAGTCGTCGAAAGCGGCTCCGAAGCACGCGCACGTATCCGCACCGGCAATGCCGAGGCGCTGGGCGGCGTGATGCAGTCAGGCGCGAACGCCTACAGCAACATCCAAACCTACAAGCGCTATTCCATTCCCGGAGACGAGTAACCCGTGGCTCGCACGAAACCCGAAGAGATCATCCGCCGCGCGCAGGTTCCGCAGCGTCTCGCCGAGCGCCCCGTTCTGGCGGTGCAGGCTGACCAAGCGTCCTCCGCTGGTGCCGGTGCCCTCTCTCGCACCGCCGCTGCGGTGCTGACGCGCGTCTCGGATTCCGTCAACTCGCAGATGATCTCCAACAGCCGCGAGCAGTACAGCGCCGCGGCGACCCAACGTATGCAGGAGGACGCCGAGGGTACGCCCCGGCAGGCCGAGGACTTCGTTGCCCAGCAGTCGGAGTCATGGCGTCGCGGCTACCTCAAGGCTGACGGCATCATCCGCGTCCGCGACTGGCAGATCGAAGCGGCCAAGGAGATCGCCAAGGCCGAACCCGGCACCGACATCGGGCCGCTCATCAAGGAGCGCATGGCGGCGCTGACGCAGAACCCCGAGTTCCAAGACCCGCAGGTCCGCAAGGCCCTGATGCCGGTCGCCATGCGCGCCGCGCAGCAGGTCCGCCAGCAGTGGCAGGCCGACTCGATGCGGGAAATGCTGGTCCGGCAGAAGGAGTCGCTGACCGCGATCATCCGCGACGGCATCAAGGGTGGCACGTTCCTCACCTCCGAGGGCATGAACGGCCTGTACGCGATGCTGGACCAGGAGGAGTACGCCTACCTCAACAAGCGCGACGTGGACGAACTCTACGTCGAGGCCGCCAAGGAGGAGCTGGCTGCGGGCAACCGCGATCCTCAGTCGATCTTGGCGTTCCTGGAGAAGGACCGCGGCGACGGCCAGCCCGGCTTGATGAACACCGAGCACGGCGACGAGCTGCGCGCGGCGGCTGCCGCTGGTGCCCGCGTAATCGCACACCGCGAGGACGAGGCACGCAAGCAGGCGATGGCCGAGGCCGAGTGGATGCTCCAGGGCCTCGCTGATCGCGGCCAGCTCACCCACAAGACCATCGACACCTGGGCCAGCAAGTTCGGCCTGAGCGGCGGCGACCTCCAGTCCTTCAAGCGCTACTGGAACAACCAGCAGGAGCAGACGCTTCGCCGCTGGGAGCAGGAAGCGAAGGAGCGCGCTCGTGAGGAGCGCATCCGCAAGCTGGTCGCCGGAGGCAATCCCTACGAGATCAGCGACGCCGACCTCAAGAAGCAGGCCGGTAAGGAGTGGGAGGAAACCCCGCAGGCCGCACGCGGCCAGGTGCTCCAGAAGTGGGCACGACAGGGCATCGTCATCCCCCAGCTCGAACGCATCCTCAAGCGCGCTGACCCGGCGTTCCAGGAGAACTTCCAGAACGCCGCGACGCTGTACGAACAGCTCCGCAAGGTCTCGCCCAAGTACGCCGATACGGTCGCTGGTGGCGAGGCTGCCGCAATGCTGGACCAGTACCTCTACGACACCCGGCGCAGCGGTCAGTCGCACCAGGAGGCCGCTCGCGTCCTGACGCAACCGAAGCGCGAAGTCGAGGAGGCCCGTTCGGTCATCAACGACACCTGGAAGTCCGGCATCAAGGACTACCTGGAGATCGACGGCAAGCCGCGCGACCCGCGTGAGCTGCACCGCATCCGCCAGGAAGCCGAGCGCATCGCCTCTCGCGGCGGCGTGTCCGGCGAAGCTGCCATCCGTGCGGCGGTCGGTCAGATCGACGCCCAGCGCACGACCGTCAACGGCCGCCGCGTGCCGAACATTGGCATGCCGCAGGGTGCCGAACCAGCGGTAGACGAGCTGATCCAGACGGTCGCGCGCAAGCTCGGCCGCGACCCGGATGAGCTGTCGGCCCTGCCCAATCCCCGCAATCCTGGGCAGTGGCAGATCGTCGGCCCCGACAACTGGCTGATCCCTGACCCTGACACCGGCCGCGCCATCGGTTTCGACCCGCGCGCCATCGCGGCACAGCACCAGCGCTGGAAGGGAGACCTTGCGGAATCCCAGGCGCGTCGTCGGGTCGAGCAGCGCACCACCTGGGCGGATCAGTCCCGGAACATCCGCGACCTGCGCTCGCAGTCGGCGACCACGGAAGTGCCCGCGGCCATCGCCAAGCGCGACGCCAGCGCCGCCGAGGCCCCCGCTTTCGAGCTGCCCAAGTTCGACCTCACCAAGCCGCTGGTCCCCAACGCGGGCACCAAGCAAACCACCACCACCCCGGCAGTCCCCGAGGACTTCCTGGAGTACCTGACGAGGAAGTAAGACCGCATGTTTGAATCCCTACCCGGCGCAGACGAGAACATCGTCAAGCCGGCAACCCAGCAGCCCATCGTGCAAGCCGTGCGCGAGCGCAAGGAGCAGCGAGAGGCCGCGCAGCGCCGGAAGGATCAGACGACCGTATGGGACGGATGGGCCGCTGCCCAGGCAAAGGGCGGCATCGGCTTCATCGACCGCTTCATCACCGAGCTGGGCTACGAGCCGCAGCAGGGCTATCGCATTCCCGCAGACGCGCGCAAGCGTTGGGAGTCGATGGGCCTGCGCCCGGAGCAGTGGGAGCTGTTCGGCCGGGCCACGTCCGACGAGCACCTCTCCTATCTGGAATCCGTGGCCTTCATGAATCAGATGGCGGACGACGACCTGGCGCAGTTTGGCCTGGGCGGACAGATCGCCCTCGGCTTCACCGACCCGGTGGCAACCGGCCTCGATCTCGCCACGGGCGGCCTGGGGTACGCAGCCAAGGCCGGACGCCTCGCCAACGCGGTGCGCTCCGGTCTACAGGCTGCGGGCACCTCCGCGCTGATCTCGGCCGCAACCTCCACCTACGACCCCGAGCAGACGCTCGCGGATGGCGTGCAGAGCGCCGCCCTGTCGTTCGCGTTCGGTGGTGCCCTCGGCGCTCGCCGGGGTGCCCTGTTCGACGGCGAGGTGAAGCCTGACGTGGTGAAGCGGCTGGCCGGAGACGACTCACTGTCCGCCGCCCGCGTGGCGGGCACCACCGCCAACGACCCCACGCCCGGCGTCCTCCCGCTGCGCAACGAGAGCGCATTCGAGCAGGAGTTCACCGACAAGGCGCTGGTCAACGCGCACATCACGCCCCACTTCGCCACCGTCCGCCGCGACCTTGCTGCCCGCATGGGTAGCGCCAAGTCGCCGCTGGTGCGCGAGGCGGGCCGCCTGCTGTTCCGTGATGGCGTCGGCTACACCGATCGCTCCGTCGCGGTCCAGGAGTCCACCAGCGAGTTCGCCAAGCGCCACCTGGCCGTCATGGAGACAGAATGGCGGAGCGGAGTGAACGCCGCGTGGGATGCCTACAAGCAACGGACGGGCACGCATTGGTGGAACTTCTCCGAGCGCGCCAAGTTCAACGAGGAGGTCGGCCGTGCCGTGCGCGGTGCGCCGGACGTGTCACCGGAAGCCGCCAAGGCTGCCGGAAGCGTCGCCAAGGCGATGCGGGATGCGCTCAAGCTGGCGCAGGACAGCAACCTCGACGGCTTCGCCAACGTGGCGCAGAACGGCAACTACCTGCCGCGCTACTGGAGCGGCAAGGGCTTCAAGCGCCTGTTCGGCGAAATGCAGCTCCACCAGGACGACGTGATCGACCAGCTCATCAAGCCCGCCATGCGTCGCGCATGGGAGGCCGCCGCCAACGAAGGCGACGAGATCGACGACGAGCTGCTCGGTGCGGTTGCACGCTCCTACCTCAAGCGCGCTCAGGCGAACTTCGAGGGCGACGGGATGGACCTGCTGGTCCGCCCGCTGGACAGCGATTCGGTCGAGGAGATCGGCAACATGCTGACCGAGGCGGGAGTCTCGCCAGTGCGGTCGCAAGAGCTGCTGTCGAAGCTGGAGCGCAAGACCTACGAGTCGGGCAAGCTCGACCGCGCGAAGAAGCGAATCGACCTCGACGAGACCTACTCCACCACCATCCGCAACGAAGCTGGCGAGGACGTGCAGGTCTCGATGGCCGACCTGTTCGACAACGACGTGGACTCGGTGATGACCCGCTACATGCGCGAGATCACCGGCTGGTCGGCGCTGTCGTCGAAGGCTGGCATCAAGAACCGAGCACAGCTGGACCGCTTCGTGTCGAAGCTCAAGAGCGACGCCCGCAAGTCCGGCGACGACGTGAAGGACATCGAGCGCCTGATCGACATCGGCCTCAAGTCCACCTTCGGCCGCAGCACCGAACTCGATCCCGCCAGCCGTGGCGCACGCTACGCGCGGTTCCTGCGCAACTGGAACTTCGCCCGCGTGATGAACCAGGTCGGCTTCTCGCTGTTCGCCGAGCTTGGCCCGACCATCGCGCATGCCGGTCTCCGCAACTTCTGGAACTCCGTGGGTGCCGCCCGCGACTTCCTGGTGCGCGGAGCTGACGGCAAGCTGTCCTCGCAGGAGGCGCGCGTGATGGAGCGACTGTTCGCACCCGGCACCGACTGGCTGCGCAACCCGCCGTTCCTGCGCCTGGACGAGGACGCGCTCGTGCCGCAGACGTTCAACGTCAAGCACGGCGAGAAGATCGACAACGCGATGAACATGGCGACGCACGTCACCTCGGTCGCATCCGGCATGGCCCCGATCAACACGATGCTCCAACGCATCGCCGGTCGCGCCACGCTACTGCGTCTGCTGGACATGGCGAACGCCAAGAAGCTGTCGGACGCCGAAGTGGCCCGCCTGCGCACCTGGGGTCTCGACGAGAAGGCCCAGGCCGACGTGTTCGGCTACCTCAAAGGCAAGCGGCAGATCGAGCAGATCGACCCGGACAAGCTGCCGTTCCAGACGCGCGAGCGCATGGCGGCCTTCCTGTTCCGCGTGACGCGACACCAGGTTCTCGAAGGTGACGCCTCGGACAGCATCGAGCTGATGCACTCCACCACCGGCCGCATCGTCACGCAGTTCCGCAGCTTCATGGTCAACAGCTACACCCGCCACTTCCTGAACTCCGTCCACCACTACGACGACTGGCGCACCTACGCGATGGTCGTGCTGTCCACCTCGGCAGCAGGGATGGGCTGGGCGGCTCGCACGTACATCAACACTGCGGGCAACCCCGAGCAGCGGAAGAAGCAGCTGACGCAGGAGAACTTCTACAAGAACGCTGTCGCGCAATCGAGCTGGTCGAACGTGATCCCCGCGGTCACCGACGCCGTGTGGGCGGACGCCTTGGGCAACGACCCGGTGTTCGCCAACAACCGCTCGACCGGCCTGGAGAACGGCGTGATGGGCATCCCGTCCATCGACCTGTTCAACAAGGTCTACGGCAGCACGCGGATGATCGGTTCGGCCATCCGCGACGACGAGGAGATCACCGAGAAGCAGATGCGCGACTTCTGGAAGATTTGGTGGTTCAACAACATGACGGGCGTCCGCAACATCGCGGATCAAGCCCTACAGCAGTTCCCCGACCGCAAGGACGGGACTGATCGACCGTAACCAGGAGGCCCTGCGGGGCCTCCACCTTTTTGAGGACGCATGATCGAACTATCGCGCGGCCTTTCCTTCGTGCTCTACACCTACGAGGGAGGCCCTACGCGGTTCACCGTGCCGTTCCCGTACATCGCCCGTGAGCACATCCGGGCGTTCGTCGGTGAACCGGACGCGGCCCGCGCTGTCTCCGTGTCGTGGGTGGACGCCAGCACCATCGAGATTCCGTCGCAGGATGGCGTGCTCGACGCACCCTACACTGTGACCATCCGGCGATTCACGCCGATTGACGCCCTCCTGGTCAACTACAAGGAGGGCGCAAACCTCCCGGCGCGCGACTTGTCCAAGTCGTTCCGCCAACTGCTGTACGCACACCAGGAACTCGCCGAGTTCGGTAGCGGCAGCGGCCTCCCCGGTGGCGGCCCCGGTAACCCCGGTGGCAACCCGGACCTCAATGCAATCATCGAGCAGCTCCTCCGCTCGCCAGCACTGCAAGACCTGCTGACCCGCATCGACCTCATCGACGTGAACGCCGAGGCGATCCTGGAGGAGATCATGCGCTCGCACGAGTTCTTCGACGTGCAGCGCGACTACGGCGACAAGATCAGCACGGCCACCCATGAGATCGGGCTGCTGACCGAAGGCAACAAGGTCATCGCGCAGCAGATCATCGACCTGTTCGCGCGGGTGGACTACGGCGAGCAGAGTAACCAAGCACGGTTCCTGGAGGTCAATCGCGCCATCGCCGACGAGCACTCTGCGCGCGTCGAGGCGATCACCGAGCTGCAAGGCCAGGTGGTCGAGAACGGCAAGACAATCTCCGCAGCGCTCAACCAGCGCATCGACGAGGTGGAGAGCAACACCGAAGCGGCGCGCGCGGCCACCGAGCAGCGCCTCGGCGCAGAGATCGAGGACAGCGCGGCGCAGGTCCGCACCGCAGTCATGGCCGAGGTTGACGCGACCAAGGCCCGCGTGTCCGACGTTGAGACGGCAGTGGTTCGCCACGGCGAGAACATCGCTGGCCTGGCCGAGACCACGGAAGCCCTGACGGATGCCGAGGGTGCCAACACGGCATTCCGGCAGCAGATGGCGGCGAGCTACGGCGCGAACGTGCCGCAGGGGATCGCCAACGAGATCGACGGCCAGGTGTCGGCTGTTTCGGCTGCCTTCGAGCAGCGCATCGACACCGAAGCGTCCGCACGCGAAGCCCTGGCGTCCCAGGTGTCCACGCTGGAGACCAGCACCGCGCCGACGATCTTCTCGGACGCACAGCCCTCCCCGCCCGCTGGCGGCTTCAAGGTTCCGACCTTTTGGGTCAAGACCGGGCAAACCGGCGCGTACCTGACGCAGATTTGGGATGGCACCGGCTGGCGCAAGGCCGACCTGGATGTCACCTCTCCGACCGGCGCGCTGGTGCAGCAGCTCAACACCACCAAGATCACCGCCGAGCAGGCACAGGCCATCGCGGCCACGCAGGTCCAGGCGTTCAAGGACGGCGACTTCGCCACCATCCGGCAGGAGTTCAATGTGGTCGCCGGGCAGCACTCCGGCATGTACGGTCAGTGGCAGGCCAACTACTCGGTCAAGATCAACGCGGGCACCATCAACGGCGTCCCCGTGGTCGCCGGTATCGCCCTCTCCGCCAACCCGCAGACCGGCAGCGACTTCATCGTCACCGCGGATCGCTTCGCCTTCGTCCACCCGCAGTACACCTCGGGCGGCACCCTGGCGAGCATCAAGTATCCGTTCGTGATCGGTACGGTCGGCGGCCAGTCCACCGTGGGCATCCAGGGTGCGCTGGTGGTGGACGGGACGATCACTGCGGACAAGATCAGGGTGAACTCCCTGGCCGCACTCACGGCGAACGCGGGCACGATCAACGGCGGTACGTTCAAGACCCACACTCTCGACGGCAACGGCAACATCGTCAACGCTGCCGAGTTCCGCGTGGAAATCTCCAACCTCGGCGACTGGCCCCTGTGGGTCGGCTCCGGCGCGAAGAACGCCAACAACGCGGTGTTCTACGTGGACCGCAACGGCGGCGCGTTCTTCCGAGGCCGCGTCAATGCCCCCAACATCGTGGGGCAGTTCCAGTCGGCGACCGGCGTGTGGTGGACCGGGGCAACGAGCCTCTGCTACCAGGCGGGTAACAATTTCATTCCGCTCGGCGATTGGGTGGCGATCCACGAGTTCTGGCTTGGCGCTCCGGTGCTGGCTGGCGAGGGTCATACGCCTTCCGTGTCGGTGACCGTGACCGCGAACACGCGCGTCTACGGGCTGCACGTCATCTTGGAGGAGCTGCGCGACTCCGTGTGGGTCGTCATCGCCTCGCACGAGCCGCCGATGTACCGCGCGTTGATTCAGCAGATGGGCGGCGACGGCAACACCTTCACCGCGTCCAACTTCTACACCTACGAGCAGTCGGTGACGCTCTCGGCGTCCGGCGCATGGACAGGCGGTGCCCGCGCATTCCGCGTGCGGTGTCGCGCATCCAGCCCGCCTCCGCAGGTCCACGGCTACGACGCCCCGGCCTACCCGAACTACCTCATCACGTCGATTGGCGGCTTCGCCTTCGGCATCCGATAACCCTCAGAGAGAACCCAAGCACCGCATGAGCACTACCCCCGGCTACGTCTCCAACGCCGAGCTGGCCTCGCGCCTCTCGACGCTGGTAGACCGCTGGAACCGGCGCGAGAATCAGATGATCGCGCTGCTGACTCAGGAGGAAGGCACCGTCGTCGTGACGGACGGCCTGGGCAACAACCACACCCTCCCCTCGTTCCCGCAGCTCCAGAAGGACGTGGCCGGGCTGACCGACGAGCTGACCGGCTCGGTCGTGCAGGTGCGCGACCTGGTGTCCGTGGCAACCGGCATGGCGAACGCCGCGCAGGCATCCGCAGATGACGCCTCCGGCTTCGCCGACGCTGCCGAAGCATCCGCCGTGCGCGCTGCGGAATCCGCCGCGAGCATCGACGACGACGTGCAGGCCACCGCCGACGCGGCAACCTTCGCTGCTGCCAAGGCGGCCGAGGCTGCCGACAGCGCCGCCGAGGCGGCAAGCTCCGCGCTGGACGCCGCTGCTTCGGCGACGGCCTCGGCCACCTCGGCGCTGGCTTCGGCTGGCTCCGCAAGCCAAGCGGGCACGTCGGCCACCGCAGCGGGTCAGGCGCGTTCCGACGCGCAGGCAGCGGCGACTGCTGCCGCCACGTCACGGGATCAGGCGCAGACCATCCTGGGCTATACGACCGACGCGGCAGACCGCGCGGAAGCTGACGCCACCGCTGCCGCTGCATCGGCTGCCGCGGCCGCCGACAGCGCGACCGCCGCAGCGACCTCGGTCACCCAGGCGACCACCCAGGCCAACCGGGCAGAAGCTCAGGCGTCCGCCGCGGCGACCAAGGCTGGCGAGGCTGCTGGCTCGGCGACCACCGCAGCCAGTCATGCCTCCGCTGCGTCCGGCTCGGCGTCGGCAGCCTCGACCTCGGCGCAGACCGCATCGTCGGCCAAGGCCGCTGCCGAGGCTGCCCGCGACAAGGCGAACCTGTACGCGAACGCGCCGCAGGGCACCGAGGTCTCGCCGGGCGAGTTCTCGGCGAAGCATTGGGCCGCCCAGGCGCAGGCTGCCGTCACCGGCTCGCTGGTCTACATGGGATCGTGGGATGCCAGCACGGGTGCATTCCCGGCCAATCCGGTGAAGGGTCACTTCTACAAGGTGGTCGGCGAAGGCACCGTGGGCGACATCCACTGGCGCGTCGGTGACCAGGCGCTCTACGGGGCCACCTGGGAGAAGATCGACAACACCGATCAGGTCACCAGCGTCGCCGGAAAGCAGGGCGACGTGGCCCTTGTGGCTGGCGACATCGGCGGCCTAGGCGCGCTGGCGACCCGCAACGACGTGGACTTCAACACGCACGTCACCGGCAAGCCGACGACCTACCCGCCGAGCACCCACACGCACACCAAGGCGCAGGTCGGCCTCGACAAGGTGGACAACACCGCCGACCTCGACAAGCCGATCAGCACCGCGACGCAGGCGGCGCTCGACGGCAAGGCGGCGGCGGCGCACACGCACACCATCGCCAACGTGACCGGCCTCCAGTCCGCGCTCGACGGCAAGGCGGCGGCTTCCCACTCGCACACCATCGCAAACGTAACCGGGCTGCAAGCGGCGCTCGACGGGAAGTCGGCAATCGGCCACACGCATACCGCTGCTGAGATCGCCAACGTCGTCAACGTGACCGACGATCAGTCCATCGGTGGCGTCAAGACGTTCAGCTCCGGGCAGCTTCGTGCGCAGGGATTTGGTGGCGAGGCCACGTCCGGCGTCATGTACCTGGGGTCGCTGGACCGCTATGTCTACGTGCCGCCAGCGGCGAACTCGCTGGAGTTCCGATTCGGCGATGGCACGGGTGGCGTCGCGTCCCTCAACGCTGGCGGAACCGTCTGGACCTCGGCGAACTTCAACCCGGCAGGAAAGGCCGACGCCGGTCACACGCACACCATCGCAAACGTCAGCGGCCTCCAGTCCGCACTGGACGGCAAGGCGAGCCTGGGCGGCGCAACCTTCACCGGACAGGTCACTCTGGCCTACGCGGCACCTCTGCGGCTGACCGGCATGGGCGCGGCGGGAACCGCGTACATCCACGGAACGAACGGCGCTGGCGATGACGTTTGCTCGATCACCCGCGTGAACACGAACAGCTGGTACAACCTGTACTGGAACGGCGCTGCGAATATCGCGGGCCGCCTGACGGCTGGCGATCAGATTTACCTCAACGCTGGCTGGTTCCGCTCGCAGCAGTCCGGCACCGGCTGGTACTCGGAGCCGCATGGCGGCGGCTGGTTCATGCAAGACAACATGTACATCCGCAGCTACGGCAGCAAGCGTGTATTGATCTCGTCGGGCGGCGGTGCGGACGGCGACCTCCGCCTGGAAAGCACCTCCCCGACCATTACCTTCTACGACACCGATCACGGAACGACTCACTGGCTCCACTGTAACGACAACAACCTGGGCTTCCTCGCGTCTAACAGTTTCGCCTGGGCCTGCTTCCGCAACAATAACAACGACTGGCAGTGTCAGAGCAACAGCATTTCCTACGCTTCGGACGCCCGTCTCAAGGAGAACATCGCGCCCATCGCGCGAACTGCGGTGGACGACTTCTTCTCGAAGTTCCGAGTGCGGGAGTTCGATTGGAACGACGAACGGATCAAGGAGCTGAACCCCGGCTTCACCTACTCGGCCAAGCACGAGTACGGCGCAATCGCGCAGGAAGTCGAGGAGGTTCTGCCGTACATGGTCTACGAGTCCGAGCATAACGGGATCAAGACGATCCTGTGGGACAAGGCCGTGCCGTTCCTGATTGCCGAGGTGCAGGCGCTCCGTAAGGAAGTCGCAGAGCTGCGGGGAGGTGCCTGATGGCCCTCCCCGGCTCCGGCCCGATCTCCTGGGAAATGATCCGCGCCGAGTTCGGCGGCGGCTATCCGATCTACGCGCATCAATACTATCGAGGCGCTGGATTGGTGCCTGACGTTCCGGCCAACTACGGCGTACCCACTAGCGGCCCTCTGTATGCCTCGCAGTTCTACAACGCGGTCAAGGCGACACCGTTCCAAGCATCGCTGTCGCCGAGCTACCTTCTTGGCTCATGGCCGCAGTCCACGAGCGGGACTATCAGCAAGGGATTCAGCGTCAACTGCTCGGGCGGCACCGGCAACTACTCGGTGGTCTCCCGCACCGTATCAGGCGGCGCAACGATCTCAGGCAGCGGCCTCGGCGGCACCGTAAGCGCCACCGGGCGCAACACCACCCGCATGGGTCAGTTCACTGTCGTCGTCACCGATGGCGTCACGCAGATCACTCTGACCGGCAGTTACGAGTACAGCTTCGGCGTTCCGATCTAACGCCCTTACCACCTACAAGAGACCTAATGCACGATGAAGTGAAGCTGGTCGGCGCTCTCGCGGGCGTCGGCCTCATCGTGGGCATCGCAAAGATGCTCACGTCGAACGACCCGATCACCTGGAAGCAGGCGCTCGGCCGCGCAATCCTCTCCGGCGCTACCGGCCTTGCCGCTGGTGCCATCGTCATTTTCATCCCCGGCGTCTCCTTCGTCGCCCAGGTCGCGCTCGCGTGCATCCTGGCGTCGCTCGGCACGTCAGCGCTGGAGACCGTACTGAACCGCGTCGTCAACAAGTGACCGCCCCCAAGGATGCCTTGGAGCGACTGCACGCCGCAGTCGCGGACAAGCTCGCCGACACCATCGACTCGATGGAGTCGGACGCGAAGGGCCTGGCCTCGATCCTCAACGTGGCCCGGCAGTTTCTCAAGGACAACGGCATCGACGTTGCGGCCACGCCGCCCGGCTCACCGCTGGGCAAGCTGGCCGACAAGGTGTCCGAGTTCCCGTTCGATCCCGCTGAGGATGGGCGGCTGAACTGATGGAGGGCATGACGAGCCTCCACGTTCGTCACCCTTTCGAGGACTTCCGCAACTTCGCCTGGTACGTCTGGAAGGAGCTGGGGCTACCAAGCCCCACTCCGATCCAGTACGACATCTGCGAGTTCCTGAAAACCGGCCCGCGCCGTCGCGTCATCATGGCGTACCGCGGCGTCGGCAAGTCCTGGGTGACGGCCGCCTACGTCTGCTGGCTTCTCTGGAAAGACCCCCAGCACAAGATCATGGTGGTCTCGGCATCGAAGGAACGCGCCGATGCGTTCTCGGTGTTCGTCAAGCGTCTGATCGAAACTCTGCCTGAGCTGCAACACCTGCGCCCGCGCCCGGACCAGCGCAACTCGAACCTGGCGTTCGATGTCGGTCCCGCGCAGCCCGATCAGTCGCCCTCGGTGAAGTCGGTCGGCATCAACGGCCAGCTCACCGGCTCCCGCGCCGACACCATCATCGCGGACGACATCGAAGTCCCGAAGAACTCCATGACCGTCGTGCAGCGCGAGAAGCTCGCCGAGCTGGTCAAGGAGTTCGACGCGGTGCTCAAGCCGGGCGGCGAGATCATCTACCTCGGCACTCCGCAGACCGAGGAGTCGCTCTACAACAAGCTGCCCGAGCGCGGCTACGTCATCCGCATCTGGCCTGCGCGCTACCCGAAGGACACCAAGCACCGCCAGGTGTATGGCGACCGGCTCGCGCCGATGATCGCCGATGCGTTCGACGCAAACCCCAAGCTCGCCTGGAAGAACTGCGAGAGCGTCCGCTTCTCCGATGAGGACTTGATGGAGCGCGAGGCGTCCTACGGACGCTCCGGCTTCATGCTCCAGTTCATGCTCGATGCGTCGCTGTCCGACGCCGAGAAGTACCCGCTCAAGCTGTCCGACCTGATCGTGATGGACGTGGACCGCGAGGTCGCTCCGATCCGCGTGGTCTACAGCAGCGGCCCGGAGTACATCGTCAGCGACATCCCGTCCGTGGGCTTCACTGGCGACCGCCTGTACCGGCCCATGTACCTCGCCTCGGAAATGGAGGAGTTCACCGGCAAGGTGCTCGCCATCGACCCCTCGGGCCGAGGCGGCGACGAAACCGGCTATGCGGTCGTCGGCATGCTTCGCGGCATGCTCTACGCGCGCCGTGCTGGCGCGACCAAGGGCGGCTACGACGACGACACGCTGGAGACCCTGGCGCACATCGCACGCGCCGAGAAGGTCTCCGCAGTCCTCATTGAGGCCAACTTCGGTGACGGCATGTTCGCCAAGATGCTCTCCGGCGTCCTGGCGCGCGTGTACCCGTGCTCCATTGAGGAGGTGAAGCACTACGGCACCTCGAAGGAGAACCGAATCATCGACGTGCTGGAGCCTGTGCTGAACCAGCATCGCTTGGTGGTCGATGCCTCGATCATCCGTGCCGATCAGAAGTCCGAACAGAAGTACCAGCTGTTCTACCAGCTGACGCGCATCACGCGCGACCGCGGCGCACTGCGCCACGACGACCGCCTCGAAGCGCTGGCGATGGCCGTGAAGTATTGGGCCGACCAGCTCTCCCGAGACGTGTCCAAGGAGGAGCAGCGCTACCTGGAGGAGCTGCTCGACCGCGAGTACGCCTCCTTCATCCAGTCCGTGACCGGCCGCATGCCGTCACCCGACAACTACCTCGACATCCTGTAGGAGACCCAATGTCCAACACGCTCGCTGCGTGGCTGATGGCGCTCGCCGCCGCTGCCCTGCTGTACCTGTTCCTGCGCCGCAAGAACGACGACGACAACGACGACCCGAGCGCACCCGCGCCGGTAACGCCGTGCGACTGCAACCACGCTCCCTGCTGCCACACCCAGGGCGGCCAGTCGAACCCCTACGCCCCGGTGTGAGCCAGGCTGTCCAGCTCGCGCGCCCCCTGACGATGAAGTCGGAGGGTCTGCGCCTGGTGGCCTACCTGTGCCCCGCAGACAAGTGGACCATCGGCTACGGCCACACCGGCAGTGACGTGAAGCCCGGCCTCCGCATCACCGAGGAACGCGCTGTGGAGCTGCTGGAGGCTGACCTCTCCAAGGCCGCTACGGTCGTCCGTCGATACGTGCGCGTGCCCCTCAGCGCGCCGCAGGAAGCCGCTCTGATCGACTTCGTGTTCAACCTCGGCGAGGGCAACTTCGCCAGCTCCACCCTGCTCCGCGTGCTCAACGCGGGCGACTACGCGGCGGTGCCCGCACAGCTCCGCCGATGGACCAAGGGTCGCGTCAAGGGCGTGCTGACGGACCTGCCCGGCCTCATCGACCGCCGCGAGGCGGAAGTCAAACTCTGGAACTCCAAGTGACCATCAAGACCATCTACAACCGCGCCAGCGAGCGCCTGGTGCGCGCCTACGAGCGCGCCAAGGGGTACGTAGCGCTGCGCATTGCCCTCGCCTCGCAGTGGCTCCCGGAGCGCCTGCGCGAGACCTCCCGTCGCACCTACACCGGCTGGCTGTTCGTCGCCGTGTTCCTGGCGCTGCCCTACGTCGTCCTCGGCGGCCTGTGGGAGCACTTGCGGAATGCCGCGGAGCGCCTGTGGGATGACGTGAGCGACATCGAGTGGGCTGCGTTCACCCCGAGCTACTGGCGGGAGCACATCAAGCAGTGACCACGCTGGCCTTTGACGGCCGGCTCGTTGCTATCGACTCGCAGGTCACCGCTGGTGATCTGCGGTACGAGGAGGAGAAGTTCTACCGCACCACCGACACCACCGGGCGCGACCTGGTGGTGTTCGGCGCGGGCACCACTTCCCACATCCAGCGAGCCGTGCGCGAGCTGTCGGAGGGATTCGACGAACTGACCAAGGGCGAGTACACGATCCTCGTGGTCGGCCTGCGGGACAACCCGGTGGCCTTCTACCACGACGGTCTCCCTCTCGACCTCCGGCGCGACTTCCTCGTCGCCGGTAGTGGTGGTGCGATTGCCCTGGCCGCCATGAAGGCAGGCCACAACGCGACCGAAGCAGTCCTCATGGCCTGCTCGACGGACCTCTACAGCGGTCCACCGGTGCAGACCTACGACACTTTCAACAAGCGCTTCCTTAGAAAACGGACATGACTTAACGGCGCAAGGATGCGCCTAAACTGGAATCCCCATCTGACGCGTCCGTTCCAAGGCCCCCATGAGATCGTTTATGCGATACGGCTTTTGAAGAAAGGTAGCCCATTGGTGAATGGTGGGCAGTTGAGGATTGGGAAGCCCCGTGGCAAACATGTAGGGTATTCGATTCGACAAGAGACAGTCAGCGACCGACATGGAGCCACCATCCTCGATATGAATATCTAAGATTGCCGCGTGGAACACTTTTGCCGCCAGTTGGTCTAAAGCTTGCGCGGAGGAAGCAACAACCTCGACCTCATAGCCGAAATTCACCAGGATTTCCTGCAACATCTCTGACAGGTCGGGGTCATCTTCTAAGACCAGTAGCGACCCCAAGCAACCCTTACCGTTTACCCGCGAAGCCATCTGACACCTCCCATGCGTAGCGGCCCGTACCCTATAACTATTGAAGGGGAATATCGCGCTGATGATTTGCAGCGTCCTGAACTGTTCAGCTAGAGAGTCAAGTCGTCTTCCTTGAACCACCACATTACAGCCAAGGCGACGAACCATACGATCAAGGGTATTCCGACAAGGAACTGGAGTAACAGGTCTCTCATGTACTCGCATCCCGCCGACTCAGTAAGCGCGGAATCAAGGATACGCACCTGCTGCTCCACAACGCTTGGGGCGGTGTTATCGTCGTTAATAAGTCCGCGGCTTCTTTCCGCCACGGCGTCCGCATCTCGCATCTTTACATGTTGATACAGAGCCGGTACTCCCACAAGGATTACACAAGCCAGCGTGATCGAAGCCGCGAACCGGGTGAGGATGCTATTGAGCGATGCCATGTGGTCTTGATGAGCTGTCTAGGGCAAACGCCAAGTCTACCGGACCACACAGACCGTCATCTCCTAGGGGGCTTGACAGAGCTGTTATCATTAGATAGACCTAAGTATTACTATAGTGGGACTGTAGAGTTCTATTCATTGGTATTCACCACCAAGTAGAACTACAGTCCTCCTATGCACTCTTGGGGTGTTCCTCTGTCCTCCTTGGGTGCCACTGCGGCGGAACTCCCATGCACCGACTTCTCCTGATCCTGCTCATCGCGGGCGTCACGCCCATCAACCCGCTCCTGGCGATCCTCGCGTACAACCGAGGGATGACCTGGGCTGTGCCTGTGTGCGTCCTATGGGGACTTGGGTCGCTCGCCTGGTTCGCTGTCGTGGCAACGCGGAAGCGCTCCGGTGTGACTGAGGCTCCCTCCTCGCGCGACTGAGGGGGTCGAAACGTTTGCGGCAAATTTCCGAAGGGGTATCCAACTACTTGGAACCGCGCGATCACCCCCCGTAGGGGGTCGCCCCCTGTAGCGCAAAGGCACGATGCGCCCCCCCTTCGCGTCACCTGCGGCGTCACCACCTCGGCTAACCTGCTGATTCCAAAGGTGAACCACCGGATTAGGTATCCAGTGCCTAGGCAATCCCATGCGATACCTGGGCAACCTGCGGACATCCGCGCTCAAATGTTCGCGCCTCTGTCTGTCCCTATCTGTCTTTTTGCCCTGACCGCCACGCGTCCACCTCGGCACCACCTCGGCACACCTGCCTGCCACCTCGGCGCACCCTGCCCCAGCCTATGCCCACCTGCCGCCCACCACGGCCAGCCAATGCGCCGCCACGGCCCACGCAAGGCCCGCCACGGGCATCCCTACCGCCCCGCCTATAGAAGCTCCCCACGCGCGCGCTAGGCGCTCCCTGCGACCATCCAAAAATCGTTGCCATCGGGGTATTGACAGCCATGCGGGGATTGATCTAATCTATACCCGTCGCCAGCAGCACGGCGGCAGCGGAAAAGGCGGCGACAGACGTGCGACCGATGGATCGACAGCACCTAGAGCTTATCCCGCCAGCACTGAGGACTAGCCCCAAAGGCCCCTGAGCGCACCGCAGGTAACGTCCGGCTCAATCCTCCCACTACCGGGAGTGATTGACAAACCGGGAACAAACGGGCATAATGCCCACCATCGAACAACGGTCGCAGGGTGCGGTCGGGACAGTAGGAAAGGGGCAGGCAGGAGCGCCGCCCACGGCAGAACGCGGGGAGCTGGGAACACTAGCCGCGCCGGGAAGTGTAAGGGCCGATGAAGGCCGCCACGGATACCGGGTCACCGCCAGAAAGAGCGGGGCCATCTGTACGGGATTCCTAGGCGAGCTGGAGGCGCTCCCGGAAGCTGGCGACGGTCAGATTCCATGCCTTACAAGCATGAGTCTGACCGCCAAAGCGTCCCTACCGTTGTGATGGGGCGTTTTGGTGGTCCGATTCACTGGAGAGCAACCCATGACGATGATCCCGTTTGATATGACCGCCCGCGACTACTACGTGGCCGGTTGCATCCGCCGCGGCATCCGCGAGCACCGCGCCCGACTCAACGAGCGGGAGCGCCAGGCGAACAGGAACCGCACCCAAGTTGCGCCTTGTCCCTCCCCCGTTGTCATCTGATCCCCTTTCGTCAACCCGGTTTTCCACACCCCGCCGACGTGTGACGGCGGGTCTTTTTTGGAGCTACCATGAGCACCAATGGACCACTGGAGGACTTGCAAGTGCGCAAGCTCACCGCTGAGATTCGCAAGATCAACCGCGAGAGCGACAAGCTGATGATGGAGACCCGGTGGTATCCGTTGGTGGTCGCCACGGCCTTTGTGGCTGGCATCGTCACGCTGACCAAGCTGTTCCTCTAACAGCGCCCTATCCCAATCCACCGAAGCCGCCGCAAGGCGGCTTTTTTGTTGCCCGGAGAAAGCTATGAACAAAATTCCTTCCGCCCTGATCGCCGCCGCTCTGCATGTGGCACCCAAGAATGACGTTCGCTTCTACTTGAATGGCGTGCTGATTGAGTCGCACGCCGATGGTGCGATCATCGTTGCTACAGACGGCCACCGCATGCTTGTGGTGCGTACCAGCCTGCCGTGGGACATTGGCAAGATCATCGTGCCGCGCAATGCGTGCGAGCTGGTCGCCAAGATGAAGGGCGATGTCTATTTCAGCGCCGTGGGCGATGCCAGCCGGTTCAAGGCGGAGCGCGGAGGCCAGGCCATTGAGTTTGCTGCCGTTGATGGAACCTACCCGGACTGGCGTGCTGCGGTGTCCAAGCCGAACGAACTCAAGCTGTCCGGATTCGCGCCTGCCGTCCTCGAAGGCGTAGTGAAGGCGGCCGGTGTAATTCGCAAGGCATTCGGCGGCAAGGCCACTTCACTGATTCCGGTGACTGGCGGCGACGTGGCGGCCATGTTCGGTATTGGCGGCATCACCGATCCGAGCATCAGGTGCGCGTCTTTGATCGTCATGCCAATGCGCGACTCGTCATACCCGGAAGCCCTGTGCAGCGACGCGCTCCGCGCTTAACCCGAACCCATTAGCCGCCGCTAGGCGGCTTTTTTGTTGCCCGGAGAAAGCCATGAACCTCGACAAGTACGCCCCTGAGAGCGCGAAGCGCATAGCCGTGGCGCTGGTGGATGCCGCCCTCGCCGCTGGTTACTCGCTCGGCGTCTACGACGGCGAAGAAACCACGGTGCGGCACAGCCGCGACCGGCAAGAAGTGTTGGAGGCCCTCGCCTCTACCGACCACGATCACCTGCGGTTCTACCGCCCGGACGCAACAAAGGCGGGGTTTGTGCTCCTGATTTGGGAGAACGGGAACGACGCCGCGAGCGACTGGAGCGACAACGACGAGACCAACGCGCTGGTGATGCCGGTGCTGCGCGGGCTGGGAGTGCTGTGATGGAACTGCGCACCTACGGAACCCGCAACGTGTTCCTGGCACAGCCGGGGCGCTATCACGAACAACTGGCGGCGACCGCGATGACGCCGCAGCAAGCCGAGGAGTTCGCCACCGTGGTCAACCGGGCAATCAGGGATACCGACTTCGACCCCATCGACCTTGCGTTGCTTGCGGCAGGGTGGCAGTTGGCTGACGTGCCTGTGACCATCGAAGTGGGCGAGTTCCTGACCAATGTGGCCCGGATGCTTCACAAGCTGTTCGAGGAGCTTTGCACCCCTGACGGCTATCCCGGCGTCTTTGGCTACGAGATCGCGGAACCGTTGGGTGCGTGGCTTGCCGAACGCCCCAAGAATCGCTGCGAACTCGCCGATGCTGAGCGGCAGGCACGCGAAATGATCCAAGCCGAGATGGGCCGCTTCGCATGAGCTACCGCGAGGAGGACATCATGTTCGAGACCGAAAAAGCGTGGGTGCTGCGCAAGGGGCCGAACCATTTTGAGGTCTACAAAATCGGCCTCACGCACTCGACACGCCACGGCATTTTTCACAACATCCCCGGCGCGCTGGATCGCGCCATTGAGCACGCAAAGGGCCTGTCGCAATGAGCAACGACAACGAGCTGGCTGTACCTGCCGGTGACAAGCTGGTCACCCTGGGCGACCGATCGGTCTCCTACGGTCCCCGCCAAGAGTTCGATGGAAGCGTCGAGCCTTGCGCACCGATGGCCGCGCAGTTTTGGGGCGTCTACCGCTGGGCTGGTAAGGACCGCTGGTGGTGGATTGCCGACGTGGCCGACGAAGACACCGCCCGCGCAGTGGCCGCCGCCTACCTGCTGAACGTCAAGCCCGATTGGGCGCACTGACCGACAACCACCGCTGATCCCGAGGCCCGCCTAGTGCGGGCCTTCGCATTTCTGGAGCACACCATGCAAATATACGTTGCCTGCCTTGCCTCATATAACGCTGGCGTCCTGCACGGCGAGTGGATCAACTTGGAGGGACGCGACGCCGACGACGTGCGCGATGAGATTGCCCGCATCCTGCGCGAGTCGCCGCACCCGAACGTGACCGTTGATTGCCCGGATTGCGGCGGTACTGGAACCACATACGTCCCCCGAGTATTCGGCGGGGCGGAATGCACGGCGTGTGGCGGAAGCGGCAAGGTCGCCAGCGCCGAGGAGTGGGCCGTCCACGACTACGACGACGTGTTCGGGGATACCTGGGGCGAGCACCCCGACCTGGACAAGCTGTGCGCATTGCAAGAGCGGCTGGACGAGTTGCACAACGACACCGAACGCGCCGCCTACACGGCCTTCTGCGACCACGAGGGCCTCGACGATGTGACCGTGGAGCAGTTCCACGAAGCCTACGCGGGCCAGTTCGATAGCTGGGCCGACTTTGCCGAGAACTATGTGGACGAATCGAGGCTTCTTCACGACGTGCCCGACGCCCTCTCCCGCTACTTCGACTACGAGAGCTATGGCCGCGACATTCGGCTCAACGGTGACGCGTTTGAGGTGAGCGGCTTCTACTTCTGGAGCCGCTAACGCCGCTTCCGCAAGACCCTGCGCCAATACAGGTATGTGCGATGCGCCGGCACCGAGCTAGTCCACACCCATACGACTAGGTGAAGGGCCGTAATGGCGACTTCTACGCGGGGGTCAATCATCGAATGGTCCTTGGGGTCGGGAGTGGCGATCACGCCCTTCAGCCCTAATCATAAGGCCAATCTCGATATTTGGCACTCATTGTTCCATTTGTAGCACTTGCATAACAGGAGACTTACATATGCGTAACGCAGATTTCACCGCAAACTCGACCCTGGTGATCGTCAACGTGGCCCTCCGCGTCCACCAGTTCGGCCCGTTCTTGGTATTCGAGCGGGAGGTTTTGGTCCTGCATGAACGGACCTACGAGGTGCCCGAATGATTCGGACCATCAATTTCGACCATAACGAGAAGCGCGGCGCTCTCCGCGCGATGCTCGGCCTACTCAACGAGCGCGTCCAGTTCTCGGTCGTCCCCGAGGACTGTGGCTGGCGGGTGTCGTATCCGGTCCCACCCGCGGCCCCAACGGAGACCCCGCGGCCATGACTTCACTGCACCAGTCGGGATCAATCTCTCCCGTGGTACTTGATTCCTACGGACGCGCCATCATTGTGGCCTGTAGTCTGCCCGACGGCAGCGTCATGCTGTCGGGCTGCGCATCCGCAGACGACCAGGGGGGCGTTCTCAGTCTATGAGTACGGTGAGACGGACAATAGCCAGCGCGGTAGTCCGCGTAGGGCAAGGACTGTTTTTTTGCATCCGTGGTCGGGGCCATTGTGACCCTGGCGGCGATGCTGGCACTACCGTTCTTAAAACACTGAAACGTAAGACCTTTTTGTGGAGCGCAGCCGGGGGTGGCGGCGCATTACAACGCCGTGAGCAGGGGACAGGACGGCCCCTTCGCAGGGCAGAAGTACCTGGACCTGTTCGTGAAAGCCTTTGGATATGAGATCGGAATCGACCCCTCCCCCACGCCCTGGCAGCGTGGTTTCTGGATGGACAAAATTGGCAAGAATGCCATCAACATTGGCTTGGGCCTTGTAATCCTTACATTGCGGCTCCAAGATAGACCCTGATGGTTTCCCAAGGGGGAACCATCCCCTTACGGAAAATGAGCGCACCATGAATCTCTCGCAGAAAGAACTGACGGCCATTCTCACAACCGCACTGTCAGCCTTCCGGGAAGAGATCGACGAGGACATCACCGCCACCCGCATCCTCACCCTACTCGCCGTTGTGGACGAGCCGGGCATTCAGCAGGTGGACCTTGAGCGCGTCCTCGGCGGACTCTCTCCCTCCGCAGTGAGCCGCAATGTGCTCGACCTGTCGTCTATCAAGCGTAACCGCGAGCCGGGGCCTGACTTCCTGGAGCAGCGCCCTGATCCCGCCTACCGCAAGCGCAACCTGATCTTCCCGACGACCAAGGCGCTGCACTGGCTGGCTTCGCTCGCAGAACGTGTCAACCGCAAGGTGACGGCGCGCGTCGCAGCCGCCTAACCCCCAACACCCCGTTGTGCCCCGAGGCCCGCCTAGTGCGGGCCTTTTCATTTTTGGAGATACACATGGCCCTTCGCCTCAAAGGGACCGCGCCCAAGCCGGGTGCGCCCGATAAGCGCTACTACATGCTCGACGTGCAGGAGGGATACCGGCGCGTGCGCTTGTCCACCGGCACCCGCGACCGCGTGGCAGCCGAGCGCAAGGAGCAGGCGGTCCTCGACGCCCTGCGCGACGACCCCGACGTTTCCGAGGACGTGCTGCGCGAACTCATCCGGGGCAAGTCCCGGTCGGCGCAGATGGCCGTGGCGAAAGCCAAGGCCCGGCAGCGCACCCTCAAGGACGCGATGGATGACGCCCTGGACGACCGCAACTTTTGGGGCAAGCTCAAGTCCATCGAGACCGTCCGCACCAACTGCAAGATCGTCCAGGGCTTCCTGGGCGAGGACACGCCCATCAACGACATCACCCAGGCCGCAGTGGACGCGATGGTGACCAAGATGGAGGCCGAGGGAGCTGCTCCGGCGACCATCAACCGCAAGATGCACGCCCTGATGGCCGTCCTGCGCCGCGAGGCGAAGGCCGGGCGCATGCTGGCCGCCATCCCGGAGTACCGGCCGAGCGACGAGCGCGACAACGCGCGCCAGTTCACCCTGACCATTGAGGACGAGGAGCTGATCCTCTCCCGCGTGCTCGCGTGGGACATCCTGCCCGACCCCGAGTACGGCGGTCGGCCGCGGACGCGCGACGGTAAGGACTACCACGACCTGTTCGTGTTCCTGGCCGACGTGGGCTGCCGCCTGAGCCAGGCATTCAACCTGCGCTGGAGCGACCTGGTGGGAACCCCGCCGACCGCCGTTCGCTTCTGGCGTCACGGGGAACTGAAAGGCGGCCGGCAGCGCACCATCCCGTTGACCTCCCGCGCCTCGGAAGTGGTCCAGCGGCGGCGCAGGGCGGCAGGCAAGGAGCAGACCGGCCCCTTCTCCACGCTCAACAAGACCCGCGCCAACAAGCTCTGGAATCGTGCGCGAAAGGGGACGCATCTCGCCAAGGAGAAGGAGTGCGTGATCCACTCGCTGCGGCACACCTGCGCCACCCGGCTGCTGCTGGCGACCGGCAACATCAAGCTCGTGCAGGAGTGGCTGGGGCATCGGGACATCCGCACCACGTCGGAGACCTACGCGAAGGTGCTGGCCGAACAGGCGCTCATCGGCAAGTCTGCGCTGGAGCAATTGCGGGCTGCGCCGCAGGTGACGCCCACAGGTGACGTTCCGAGACAGGGATTGATTGCCAACGAGGGATTGTAGTACCAAAACTGACCGTCGCCAGCTTACTTTTCAGTAACTTAGCGACGGTAGTAAGAAAACAGTGGGGTGGCTGAGGGGATTCGAACCCCCGACCACCGG